CGACCGGTGATTAGGTGCCGGAGTTGAACCAGGCCCCGCGCCAATCGATGGCACCGACGCCAAAGTCAAAGATCACACTGACTTCGACACCATCCACGCCCGAGACCGGGCCGGTGGTGACTTGCGGACCCTCGGCGCCATTCAGATAGCCATAGACATAAACCGGCGCGGTCGGCGGATCGGCGAACAGGTACCAGCGATTATTCGGGATCAGCGGTTCGACCAGCGGCTGGACAAAGCCTGCATAGATATTGGTGTGGCTGATTTGCGTGGCGCCGACGCTCACCGTCAATTGCCGCGCGGGCAATTCCAGGCTCGGGCCGACCAGCAGTTTCATGGCATTGCCGACGGAAATCGGCAGACCATCCAGCGTCCTTTGCCGCAGGATGGCAGCGCGACCATTGGCAAGGTTGGAGATGTCCAAGGCACTGCCCGCCGCCGCCTTATTGGCGCGCGCTGCCGCCGTACCGAACACCGCAGCCGGACCGTTGGTCAGTGTCGGGCCATCGCCATTGGCTTGATTGACCAGCGCATAGGCCGTGGCATTCTCGAAATCCGCCACGCGCCGGCCAATGGCGGCTGCGAAATCCGTGAAGGCACCCAGGTCATCATTCACCAGCATCGGGCGCGTCACACGGATGCGCCGTGCGAAGGTTTGCAGCAGGACGATTTCCTGGCTTTCCGACATGGTGCCGGCCTGGATCTCGCCATTCTCCATCAGCGGCATCAGCGTCGGGAAATCACCCACGCGCAGATGCCGGTGCGGCTTGAAGTCGCGGAAGTCGCGTCGAAGGAAGATCTGCCGATAGCTCGGCGCTGCCGGCTGATACGCCGCGAGCAGCATCTTGTTTGCGGCGGCCGAGAGCAGCAGGGGAAAGTCAGACGTCGTGTGAAAGGCGCGCTCGGCCAGTAGCGTCGGGTTGCGTGGCACATTGCGTTCGCCGCGGACGCGCAACAATTCGCCAATCATGTCCGAGGGGCGCCAGCCCATGAATTCAGCGTGGCGCCCCGCACCTTGCGGCTGATAGCCGGGCATGCTGCGCGCGGCCAAGGCTTCGGCCATGGCGTCCAAGATTTCCGAAGGCGAGTCATTGCCGGGTCCCGTTTCCGGACGTGCGGGAACAGAAGGCGGCGCAGCGCTTTTGACCATGGCGTCGAATAGGGAACGGCGCGCCTGGTCCGGGTGCCAGCCGCGCTCGACGGCCTCACGCCTGATATGCGCAGCGGTCTCGGTGCCAACCAGGGCGCGTGCGGCGTCAATCGCACCATCAATACCAGCGATGCGCTCACGCTCGGCGCGCTGTGCCTCACTGCGCAAGGCTTCAAGATCGGGCGGTGTTTCCACCGTAGCGGTTGCGAGGGGCGACGCGGCAGGCGGCGCCGGAGGGGCTGCCGGGGTTTCCGGCGTCGTCTCGGTCATGGGTGGTTCCTCATTCTCCAGGGCAGGTTCAATGGCGAAGGACGGCGCGCCCTGTGGCGCCGCACCACGCACTTGCGCATCCCGATCAACCGGGATGGGCACGATCGAAATCTCAAAGGGTTCCCAATCCACGGCGCGGTAGATCATCTCGCCGCTCACCGGATCGGGGCGCTGGTCATAGCGATGCACGCGATAGCCAATGCTGACGGCACGCAGCGTGCCATCGGCAATGCGCTGCCAGAGGGGTTCAACATCGGCGGCGGCAGAAAATTGCAGCCGCGCATGGCCACGCCCGCCTTCAAGCCTGGCGGCAATCACGCGCCCGAGCACATCGCGCGCATCGCTGCTGCGGTGCGTGTTCAGCACCGGTGCATTACCGGAGCCGAGCTGCGCCATGCGCACCGCATTGGGCGACATATCCAGTTCCTCGGTGATGCCGCCGAGGGAGGGGACAAAGTTGCGTGCCCGCGCGCCGGTGGACCAGACCACCTCCACCGTGCGGGCGGCACGATCCACGGTCGCGGGTGCGGTGATGGCGCGGCGGGCGGTGATCGATTGCCCATCGGGGGGAAGTCGATCGGGCAAAGCGGGATCAACCGGCGCGGGATCGCTCCCGCCCGGGTCGGTGGTTTCGGTCATGGTGAGCCTTATGGTGTTTGGGTGTCTGGCGGCGTTGGCGCTGGTGTCCCGGCCGCGCCGGTTGCGGCGATTTCCACCGCCGCCATCTGCGCCGCGTCCTGCGCACCACCGGATTTGGCGACGCGCCTGGGATCGGTATCGAGTGAGATGCCAGCCGCATCCAATGCGGCATTGGCTTCGCGAATCATCTCGACCGCCGAGCGGAAATCATAGCCAAAGGCGCCCGCGGCCTCAGGCTGCGGCACAAAGCCGGCGCGCACCTGGGCAATCAAAGCCGTGGTGTCCTTGAGCGGGTCGATCATCTCATGTGCTGGCGGCACATGCGCGACACCTTTCGGCATGGCATCCGCCCAAAGGCCGAGCAGCGCGCCTTGGGCATGAAAGCGCTCGGCGATGGGCCGCACCAGCATCGGGATCAGCATGCCGTATTGCATCTGTTCGCAAAGTCGGCGGAATTCGATCTTGCCGGCGCGCAGGCTCGAGTAATTCGCCTGGGTGAGATCGCCGGAAACCTGGTCATAGGTGAGGCCCGCGCCGACAGCGGCGGCTTCAAGTGAGCGTCGCGCAAAAGCAGTATGCGATCCACCGCCCGAGGGGTTGACCACGCTTACATCACCCTGGCCACGCCGGTAGAGGATCATCCCAGGCTCAAAGCTTTCCACCGCGCGGCCTTGCGCATCGCGCAGCAGGCCAGGATTGGCGTCGCTCGGTTTGGTCAGGGTTTCCTCACCATCATCAGTGACCACCGCAGCGAGGCAGGCCTCGATCTTGGCCTTCATCAGCAGCGCGCACTCGTAATCGCCAAGGTCACGCAGCCGGAGCAGCACGGGCGCAAGCCAGGAGACATCGCGTAATTGCCCAGGGCGGCGCTTGCGAAACACATGCAGCACATCGCGCGCGGGGATGAAATTGCTCGCCAGCCGCGCGCCGGGCAGCATCCAGGCGCCGGGATGCGTCGGGAAAAGCCAATAGCCAATCGGCTCGCCCGCCGATCCAAGTGCGATGCCCTGGATGGTCGGGGCGCCATTCACCACGCCATTGCGCGCCGTATCCAGATGATCGCTTTCCAGAACCTGCAAGCTGAGGCCTATGGGATTCCGCGGTGATGTCGGCACGGTCAGCAGCCTGATGAAGCATTCGCCGCTTTCGACCACAGCACGCATGGCCAGCGCTTGCAGCCCATAGAGATCAAGCTTGTCCTCGGCATCGCAGGCGGTGCTTTCCGCCCAGGCTTGCCAGGCGGTGCGATGCGCGGTTTCAGGCCAACGCGTCGTGATGCCCGCACCGACCGCATTGCCGGTCCAGAGATCCACGATGCGCGCTGCATAGGGGTCGTTGCGCACCGCATCGCGCGCGCGACGTGCGACGCTGGCGGCGGCCATGCCGACCTCGCCATTCGCGCTGCCGCCCGAGGGCGACCATGTCGAGGCGCGGTTCTCCTGCGCGGCCGCGTAACCCCGGAGAGCGTTCCAGGCAGCGCGCAGGTGAAGCTTCATTCGGCGGGGGCCTCGGTCACGGCGTCAAGCAGCGCGCCGACGGCCTCGGCGATAACGCCATGGCAGGCCGCACGATCCGCAGCGACCCAAGCGAGCGCAAGGCTTGCTGCTTCGGGAGGCGAGAGTTCCTTCTCCCAGGCGATCTGACGCAGCCGGGCGAAGGCGCGGAACGCCTCATCCGGCACGCCAAGTGCAGCCGCCAGCGTGGCGGGTTGCCAATGTTGGGTTTTATGCATGGTGATTTCCATGAATTTTGTGGATAGCCGGATCATCGGCACGCTATGCAAGGAGCAGTTCTGGTTTGGCTTTTTCTGGGGAATGCAATGCCGATGAAAGTCACGGCCAAGGGTCAGGTGACTATTCCAAAGAGGATCCGCGATATGCTTGGCATTCAGCCAGGCAGCAAGGTTGCTTTTGCGCTTGCCGAGGATGGTGGTGTCACGCTCAGTAAGTGTGATGAACATCACGCATCCAGAGGGCAGCCCAACCGGTTCGCCGCGCTGCGTGGTAGTAGCAGTTCAGGCATGAGCACGGATGAAATCATGTCGCTTATGCGGCGTGAGAACTAAAGCCGCACTAGCCCGATTAGGGGGGCTTTA